ATTGCTAGTATCTGGTTTTGAGCCCGAGAAACCGCCATAACTTGCATTTATAAGTCCTTGATTTTTACCAAGAACATCGGCGATTTTAATAAAAACGGGTGCCACTAAAGCTAATGTAGCTGCTACTGCAAGCGCAGATAACAGTTGCATTGGATTTAAAACTGGCATAAACATAAATATACCCGCAGCCGAAACTAATGCAGCCGCAACGCCTATAATCATTACAGCAGTCAAACCAGTATCTTTCATAGACATTGGTTTAAATCCTCCAGAGCTTTCTACTCTTTCGTCTCTGCCAGAATTGTTACTACGATTTTTAGATTCTTTAATTTGATCTTTGATTAAAGATTTAATGTCCTTTAATATTGAAGTTTGTGTAGATAATTCAGAAGCCATATCATTAGCGGCCGATTTTAAATCTACTGTTAGAACTTTATGAATATCTTGCGTTAATACCAATTCCGCTTCTGAAACTGCGGTTAATTTATCTAACGGTGAAAGTAATGACTGAAGCGCCTGTACGGGATTAAATTTCATTTATATCTTTATATCTTTTATATAGCTTTTACTATATATTAAAAACTCCATCACTTAAGTGACGGAGTTCTCATTGTTGGCATTTTAATATTTGGTATTTTCATACCGCTCATCATTTCTGATGTTGAATCTTGTTGACCTTTGTTTGCCTCTTGTTCTTTCTTTAAATGATCTGTTAGATCTCTGAGTAAGTAGTGGTATTCATAGAATTCCATTTTCTCAAGCTCAGATGGTTGTATATGTAAATGTAAATATACGTAAAACTTTGTCTTAAAGAAGTTCTCCAGCGAAATCTTGAACAATGAAAAGAGATTTGATTCCGTCACGAAAGCTGATTGGGACCACCTCCTCGTCGTCCCCGATCTCCACTAACATGTTTGGCTGAATTCCAGTCTTCATTTGTTCTGCTAATTTATAAATCAAACTATATTTTTTGTTTGACCATCCATTCATGTCAACTTCAAATCTGAAGATGTCATTATCTGTAAATCCTCTCCATTCTCCAACTAAATAAGGCATTATTTGTAGAACAGATTGATCGATTTTACCACCTGTTTTTTGTCTCTCTCTGATATATGCTGTCATTTTTTGCATAACACCGATAGTTGGCGGTTTCATCTCAATTGTACCAAATGATTTGGTTTCAATTAAAAATGATTTAGATTCCATATCATAGTACTTGTCTAATGTTTCTGGAATTTTAAAGTATTGAAAGTATTCCTTTTTAATTTCAATAGTGTGCTTTTCTCCGTGTTTATCTAAATGATCCACTGTTAATTTAGATTCAGGTTCTGGAAATGTTAAATCTCTGATAGAAAGAATTACATAAAATCTGTCTTCTTCACAAAGATCTTTGTATGACATTTTTTTAGTTCCTGATAAAACTCTTGTACATGACTCTACGATATTATTTAATTTATCGTCAACATCTAAAACATTAGTTTCGTCAATAGTTGAAAAGTGTCTAATTTCTGCAACCTTTGCAGAACGAATTGAAATTTCTGTTCCTTCTGGGTAAAACATACCACCTGAAGGTAAATTAATAACTGGAATCGGGTGATAACCTAAGTGGAAATCAGCGTCTTCTGCTTTTTGTGTGGCGAATCTGTCCATTTGAACTTTACCTAGATTTACAGGCTCTTCAATAACAGTTTCGCTAAGTGGTAACTCTTCTCTTTGTTTAACAACATTTTCATATTGTTTATCTAGATCTAAGTTTTCATTCTCGTTGTTTTGCATTACTTTTTAGATTTAAGTTTATTAATTTTATTTTTGTCCCATATTTTACTCTCATCTGAGCGACTATCTATTTCAAGGCGAATTAGCTCTCTAATAAAAGCTGAAATAGAAATGGGTCTTTCTTCTCGTTCAATTGCGTCATTTAATATAATGCGATTAAGTACAAAGACTTCGTCTTCGCTTAAAAGCACTTGCAATTTTTTAGTTAATTTATCTTTAGACATGTAGATTATGTTGATATTATATTATATATTTAAATCAAAAAATAAGGATGGGATTTTAAGTGTCCCATCCTTTAATGTTGTTATGCTAATACTTCTTTCCAAGTATCACATCTCCAAATAACTTCTAAAGATTCTGGTTCTGCTTCAGCGTATGACAATTCAGCAGTAAATCCTAAAGCGCTTGTGATAAAACAATCTTCTAAAGTTACTGTTCTATAAATATCTCCAGCTCTATTGAACTGAACGATAACGATAGTACCTACGTAATCTTTTTTAAGACCCATAACACCAGTTTGAGGATCAAACTGTTTGTTATACCATTGTCTCATTGTTTTATACAAATATGCTTGGTTAGCATTGTTTAAGTTTAATGAAAAATTAATAGTTACATCTACTGAAGTTTCACTAGGCATACCAGCGAAAGATCTTGTAGAGAACTTAAATTTTTGTGCAACCGCTTCAATTCCTTTGTATAATTCCAATCCTGAGATTGTGTTTACGTGTTGAATTAATAAAGGAGCATCTGCTACTCCAGTCGGAGGCAATACAGTAACTTCGAATAAATTCTTTTGTACTGGTTCATATTGTTGACCTTTCTTTGCAGTTTGGTCTTGCGAATAGTGTGGTAAAGCCATTTTACTTTATATTATTTTTATCTTATGTTTTATATATCAATTAAGAAAAGTTTCCAGTTTTGATTTCTCCTGTGTTTAAGATTGTAGTTCTGTGAACAACAACTTCTAAACCTTTAACTGGTTCAACAAAAGTATCAATAATACCCATATTGTGGTCGATAACATCATCTGTGTTATTGGTTTGATCCATAATATTTTGGAAATCGTAAATACCTGTGTCAGCTTTTACAGATTGCATAAATGCGTCTGCTAAAGTTTTGATTTCTAATCTTGTTTGAGCTGTATTAAATTCAAATACGTAGTTTTTAAGGATGTTAGCCATACCGTCTTGGATATAGATTAATACCTCTCTTACGTGAGCTGAAGATAATGCAGATTTAACTGATTGTTGAGCTGTTTTATTACCTAAGATAGTTAATCCTGCACCTCTTTGGAAGACGATTGGGTTAATACCGAATGGTTCTAAAATATCTCTGTCAGCTTTGTCAAATGCGTATTCTACACCTACTACATTAGCTCCTGATACAACACCTCTTCTAGGTCCTGCAACGATTGACCAAGGTAAAGCGTTGAAATATTTGTCAATAAAGTTATTAGATACGTAAGCTGCTGGTGGAACAATAGTGTCTTTACCATTTTCTCTTACTAATAAACCTGGTCCATAATAGAATGCGTAATTAGCTCCATCATTGATAGAAGGTAAAGCATATAATGAACTTGGGTTTTTATCTAAATTACCACCATCTTGGATGTAAGCAACTTTAAATTCATTGTTATCATTTTTAAATGATGGATCAGTTGATTTTTTGAAATCTGAAACTGTAGGAGCATTTAAAATAGCTACTGCATTTTGTCTTTCGTGTGCTAAGAACGATAATTCTTTTTTGTTTAAAATAGAACCATCTTCATAAGATGCGAAAGTATCTACAATATATCTAAAATCAATAACATCTTTGTCAACTAAAGCTGCGAATAAACCAGTTCCTGTTAATTGAGATAAAACTCCAGAAATTGTTTTAGATGCTATTGTAGCTTTTTCTAAAACTAAAGGTTTGTAAGAAACTGTAGCTTCTTCAAATGAAGTGTTATAGAATCCTGACCATGTAGCTGCAACTGGTTGACTACAAGTTACTGTCCATACATTTCCTGATCTTTGTACTCTTTGTACTTTAGCTAATCTATTAGATGCTAATGCATCAACATAATGGCCTTTTTTAATTGGGAAAGCATCCGCTGCACCTGAAGTTGAATATGTCATAGTAAAAGTAGACGCATTAGCTGCGTATGTTCCACCTGCTAATTCTTTAATTTTAGAATGTGAATTAGTTACTACTATGTGTTGTGTATAAACTTCAATTGAACCTATACCTGTTGCATAAGAAGAATGTAAAGTTGCATTGTTAAATGTAACTACAGTATCTGTTCCAAATGTAACATTTGTGATTTCAGTATAAACTCCAGATGTACTAGTTCTTAAGAATTTTCCAATTGCAAAATCTGCAGTTTTATCTTCACCTGTAATAGTTAAAGTAGTAGAATTAAAATTAGAACCAGTAGCTAAAGCTATTAATTCAATAGTGTAAGTCGGTGCTGAGGTAGTAACAGTATCTTTTGCAATATGTGATAATACTTCATAATTTTTAGTTTCATCATAGATATGACCAACTAAATCAACTTTAGTTCCATTCTCATCAGTTACTAAATCTTCGTTAACTGCACAGAATAAACCTGTTCTTCTAGCTTCTTGGTTAATACCCGCTTCAATGTATAAGTTTCTTCCTTCTAAATCTTTAAAGTTTGGAATTAATGAACCAGTATATTGCGCTAATAATGTAACTTGTCTTAAAGCAGAAAATTCATTTAATTTTCCTTTGATTAAACCATTTGCATCAAAAAATGCACCGTAGATTGGATCTGTGTCCATATCTGCTGGGTTAAATTTACCTTTGAAAACAAATACATCTACCATGAAATCTGAAACTAAATCAAAATCATTTAAGAATGCAGGAACATTACCTTCACCGTACCATTCTCTTGCAGAAATTTCAAAAGATGTAACGTCTTGTGCTTTTCTTACAATAACTGTGATAGGTTCTTGTTTAATATTGATAAAGTTTAAAACTCTATCATTGTCAAGATTTCCAATTGTATCTAAAACTGCTTTATCTTCTGGGAACCAGAATTTATCAACATTAAAATAGCTAGCTAATTCATTAGCGCCATCCAAAGCTGAAATAGAATCAACAGAACCATTAGTTACTGGAGATTGGAAAGCAATAGTATCGTTTACGTTAATATCTGCGATATTTAAAGCTAAAATTGGACCTCTACCCAAAGTAGCTAATGCTGATCTATGGAAGAACATACCTAATTTTTCTAAATTCGTGTCAATTGAACCGAAAATAGCATTAAATTCTTCAGCAGTTTTTACGAAAACTGGTGTGTTGTAAGGACCTTTTTTAGAATGTCCAACTACTAATCTGATTGTCTGAACGTTGTTAGTTGTTGTTTGAGACTTGTCAAATTCAAGTCTGTAAACACCAGAACTTTTAAAGTTCAATAATTGAGGACTAAGTGCCATAATTTTATAAGTATTTTTTTATCTTTAGACTATATATCAATGTAATATTTGCAATTTATTATTTTAAAAGATCATAAATATCATATTGAAGATCTCCCTGTGAATCTGTGTCTTTAAACAGCGTTTGTTCCATGTAATCATGTAAATTTTCATCGATAACGTCTAATAATTCTTCAACAAAATCTGCATAATCTGTAGTTCCATAGAATTCTGTGGCGTTAATGGCTGTCATAATAGCATCATCGTGGCCCATTTGAGCCCCATAACTACCATTTTTTAAGGTTCCAAAAAGAGAAGCTTCATTAACAGTGTCTATATCGTTAATAAAAATTCTATTAGCTTCTATTAATTTTTTAAAGTTTTGGCAAAAAACAGCTTTATTATCTGCTTTTAATCTTAAACCAGCTTTTAATGTTTTAGAATCATGACGGTGTTTAAATCTTAAGACCATCTCATCTTCAAATTCATTTCTTTGAGGAAATACTGTTTGTAAATATTGTAACAAGATACTTCCGTATGTGTTAAATTCAATAACCATTTTAACGTTTTCTGGATTAAAGACTTCACATGCTAATGTATATAAAATCTTAGCAAAATCTTCAATAACGTGTTCATTTGATTTAAATATTGCAACTTGATTGATTCTAAAGAAGTCATACATTGCTCCAGGGTTTGCAATTTTATCTATGTGCTTTTTGCTCATAGGTTCTACTTCAAAAACATTAATAATAGAATAGTCGCCTCCGTTACCTTCTGCAATATCTACAGAAAATAACCAGCGTTTATCTTCTAAAATAGTTGTGTCTAAATCAAAATCTGGGTTCCACATCAAATAACCATTCGTATCGATGTGTATATTTTCAAAGTCTTCTAATTCATGATGGATAAATTTCTTTGCCTTTTTTCTCATGGTTGCCATTGAGCCTGGAGATAATAACAGTGTAGATGATGAAACGAATTCATTTCCGTACTGTCTATTAAATGCATGATCAGAACCTAGGTTTTTAAGTTCTCTTTGATACCACGCATCATCTCTATCAGGGTGTTGCCACCAGTCAATTCTTAATGGTGTATATGCATTGTCGCCTTTTTCTGCAGCTGACCAAATTTCATAGAACTTATTAAATCCATTTGGTGTAGAAGTAATATTGATCCTTGAGATTTTAGAAGCTGATAAAGTAGGGTAAACGTTTTCATAGAATGAATCTACAATATTAGATTGAACGTGGGCAAACTCATCCAGATATAAGTTATGAATGGTAAAACCAATACCTGCTTTAGCTGTGGTAGCTTGACCAACTAAACGACAACCATTATCGGCTCTAACGTTCATTACGTCATATTTGATAATTCCAGGTTTCATATAAAATGGAACGTGTTCAATTACAACTTTAGCTTTATCAATAATCTCTTTAGTTGAATCTGCCTTATTGGCTAAAAGTAATGTGTTTTTATCATAGTTGAAAATAATATACCACGCATTGAAAATAGAAGCCGTAACTGTTTTACCCATTTGACGAGATGCCAATACTATATTAAATCTATTATCCTGTAAGTTACGTAACATAACTTTTTGATATTCTCTAAGTTTTACTTTTTGAATACCATCATCAGTCATTACTACTGCGTATTTCTCAGCAAAATAAACAATGTCCTTGGCACATTTAGCTATTTCTTGGATTTCAGCGTCTGTGTATTCAAAAACAATATTACCTTTTTTAAGGTGCTGTTTACCTTCATAAAAAGGTGAACTAACATTTGGCTTATAACCTTTATCTAATGCTAAGACATAGTCATTAACATTTTTTGTGGACCATACTAGTTTTGCAGTTTGAACATCAGCTGATTCACTAGGGATCCATTTATTATCGCTTACATTTTCTGCCATATTAATCTTCTGTTATTTCAGTATCTTCAATTTCGATTGTCTCTGCGTCCTCTGTCATACCTTCACTTTGTCTAATAAGACGCATAAGATCTTTTGTACCTCTTTGTACGTTTCCGTTTTCTATAGAACCGCCTGAAGCTTGAATTTCTGTTTTATCTACATTTTTTCTATACATTTCAATATCTCTAGCAATACGCTTAGTAGATTCTTCAGTTGCCATCAAATACATCGTCTGTGATTTAATAACATCTAGCATAGATTTTTGTAATGTTGCTAAAACTTCAAACATTCTAGGTGCCATTTCGCCGTCTTCTATAGTTTCCAATAAAATAGTAAGTGCTCTTTCGCCTGCTTGTAGTTGATAAACCAATGAACTCATTGTCATTTCGTCCATTTTCTTTTTAGCCATGACATATTCATCTTTGGTGATGATGTCTTCGTCTAAATAGAATTTCATTAAAGCTGTTATAGTTTTTTCTGCTTGTTTATTAGCAGCACTTTTCATTTCAGTAAAACTAACATTAGATCTAATTCTAGCAGGAGGTAAAACCGGGTCTTGATCTACAACATCTGTTATAGAATCATCTGTACCTATTAATTCGTCTAATTCTCTACGTATATCATCAGCCTGTTCGCTGATGCTTCTTTTCTTTTCTTCTGACATAATATTATATTATTTACTAGATATGTATCTAAAATTTATCTAGCGTTCTTGAATTTCTGGAAGCCAATAGAAGGAATAGCATTATCAATAATAAGAGCCAATTGATTATCTCTAACAACATACTGATTTAATACATTATGATGTTGTTCTAATTCTATTGGTTTTTCAAACATTCTAATATTAGTTATATGTAATTTTGCACCATTTAAATGATAATAAGTATCTGAATTCCACATCAACGCATTATTTAAATCTTTAGTTTCATGGAAAGCCGGAACTAAATTATTATCTTGTAATTGTGGAAGTCCTTCATTACTATTTGGATCTAATGCATACACATGAAGCGACATTTGTCTGTAAGTATTACTTGCATTTAAAATAAATGCATACCATTTATCTTTTGCGAAAACCATATTATGCGCATACGTATATGCAATACCATTGATAATAACTGTAAATGCAAATGGACTTACCAATAATCTAAATCCGTTAGACACTGCATAATCACCAAAGACAAAATAATCTTCAATATTATTTGCAGTTTCAAACTGTGGTGAAATCCATGCTGTTAAAGCAAAATCATCAGTAGCTTTTAAATTACTTTTCTTAACGTATTCTAAAGCAACATTTGTTTTATCAACTTGAGTTAAATCATAATAGTTTTTGGAAACTACAGTCCATCTATTTTTTAAATCATAGTCAACAATCTTAATGTCTTTAGATTGAAATTGTCTAATACCATCTCTATATGAAGTAGAAACTGTTTGATATTGTTCTGGTTTTGTAACTTGATCTTGTACGTCTTTAATTTCTGCTCCAAATACTTCATCTATGCCTGTAACTATCATATCTGTTAATTCTGTAAATCCATCTGTATCAACTGCGTTTGACGCACTGTATTTTGTTAATTTAAGTTTCCAATAAGATATAGCTGCATTAAAACGATCTCCTAAAGAAACCGAGCTTACCGTGTACATCTTATTGATGATAGGAATAAACATATAGTCTTTATTTCTAGGCTGCTTACCATAACCAAAAGCGTGTTCAAATTCTTTTTTAACAATGTGAATTTCAAATTCTTCAAAATCCATACCAAACATATCATACGATATTGATGATTCTTGTGGAAATTCATTATCTGGTACTAAAATTTTAACTGTTTGTTCATCTGCAACATGAAATAAAGAATATTCCATTAAAATAACGTCTTTAGATCTTTGATCTGGTTCAGTTCTAAAATATTTAACTTGGTGGCCAAATATGTCTGACACCATATTAGATAATTGTAAATAAACCTGTTGAGATTTACCTAAATTATATGGTTGAAATTGATTGGTATCGTCACAGTTAACTCTAATGTTAGCGCATCCGTTGTATAAATACGGATCTAAACAGTCTGTGCAAAACTGAGGACATGATTCTATAATACCATTATCTCTTTGTAAGGTATATGTTATAGATAATATAGTTAATGTGTTTGCTGGCAAAAGTGCTGCAACTTCACATTTTACATCTAAATATAATGGTTTTCTTGGATCAAACTCTAAATGTAATAGATCTCCAAAATTAATATCTTTAGTTAAAGGTCTAAATTCTGAATATGTTCCGCCGCCTTGTGTTTGTGAAAATCTATACTCGTATTCAAAATAAGAATATTGATTTGGTTCTTTATAAAAAATAACGTTTGCTGCAGTAATAGGTGAAGGATCAACTAAAATTATATGATTAGCATCAACGACTGAATCTATTGTTAGAATATTATTACCTACTATTATTTTATCGCCGGATTGATAGCCTAAAAAATTAGTTTGTGCGCCATATACATCAACTGAATCTAAAGTTAATGATATTTTACCAACTGTATTTAAATCAGAAAGTCCTACTAAAATATTCCAATCTAATACTTTTTGTACATTAGTATATGGATCTTTAATAGAAGCTATTAAAAAATCGCCGTATTCATTCGCTGTATATCCTTTAACCATTTGTGTTATCTATTTTAATTTCATCTTGCGGTTTATAAACTTCACCGGCAATCCAAGAAGCAACAAAGCCTGTCAATGATACAAAATAAATTGATAAATCAGAAAGATTTATGCCATTTAAAATACCTAAAACACCTGCAATTGCCCATAAAACAACTACAACATAAATCATAATTTCTCTTCTAGAATTTGGGCCAGGTAAAACTATACCTGTTTTTAAACTTGGTCTTTTTGTTTCTGCCCAAATATAAGTAGCAGCATACGCAGTTAAAGAACCGAAGTAAATAGCCATTTGCGGAAAATCAGCTTTTTGTAAGGCCCCTAAAATACCAAGGCCTATCCAAAATAAAATGATTGTGTACACTAGACCTTCTCTTTTACCAAAATTTCTTAAAAATGCAGGTCTATTAAACGCTGGTAATTTAAATTTTAAACTCATTAAACATTAGACTTTTTTCTTGAAGTATATATTCAAGAAATAAATCTAATAGTCTGTAACTAATAAAACTTCAGGATTATCCCCTTCTAACTTTTCTTCAACTGAGTCTAAAAATATAAGTACAGGTTCTACTTCAACAGTGTGCTTAAGAGCTTGTTGTTCTATAAAGCCATCTAATTTTGATAGGATATAGTTTAATTTATGCCTTTGATACGGTTTATTAGGCTCTAAGATTTTTAAATCTATTAAAACGTTATTGAAAATTTTAAGTTCATCTTCATCAAACATCTCAAATAATTTGTAAGTAACATGTAGAACTTTAAAAGAAAATGTAATTCTTGGACCATTTACTTTATCATCAATCATTCTAGAATAATTTTTACTTTTATCTAGAGTTAGCTTGATCCACTTTAAACGTGACATTTCTTTAAGCATTGTGTTAAAGAAATAGATTGAATTGGCATCTTTGTGCAAGAATTCTGATCCAATAGATTTAAATTTATTTAATTCATTTGGATATGTGGTTTCAATATGTTTCTTTAAATCTTTGGGCGAAACTAAAATTGATTGATCATTGACGTCGATGTAATTCAATGCGTTTTTAGCTCCTGTCCAGATTTTAAAATCATAGTAATTATACTTAAATAATATTACATCTATGATGTCGGTTGCGTCTAAAACAGAGAAATTTGTCATTAATAAACTTTAATTGTGGTTTCTAATTTACGCAATTCTTTTTCTAATTCATCTGGCGAGAATTTCTTTAATTCATTATATTCTCTCTTACCAATCTCATGAATCTTCATAAACAATTCTAAAGCAGCGTCGTTAGGTATATATTCATCCTTTTTAGGCGCTGCTTTTTTGGTCTTTGTGTAAATCCACATTGGTACAGAAGTAAATCTTTGGGCAACTAAGCTCCAACTATCAATCACTGAAGCACCGTTGATACCATTCTTATTGAACATTTGTGCATTTGCTGGAAACTTAATAGCAAAAAAACGATTAATCATAAAGTGATGTCTTCGTTTCGTTTGCTCTTTTATGTTTGCATAATCAGCTTTCTTTGTAAACATAATTTTTACAAAGTCAAATAATTTAGTATCGTCTAATTGCATATTGTTTTATTTAATCCATTCATTAAAGGCTATTTGATGTGCTTCGACTGGATCTACACCATTAGCCATTTCTTTTTCTGCGAAGTCTATAACTTCCCACTTTAAGTTATATGCGTTAGCTTCTAAAAGTATCAAGTCTATTTGTTCTTGATCTTCTTGTGAAATATGTACCATGTTAAAACAATTCGTTTAGATTTTTAGTCAAAGGCTTTTCATCAGAGACATCTAAATCAGAAAACGCATCATAACTTTTAGGTGCATTTTCAGCTTTAGTTGCCATCCATTTATTACCTTCTAGAATTCTTTCCATCTGTGTCAATTTGCTAAGCGTAGGCTCTATAATAACATCTTTTTCTATAGCAGATTGCATTTGCTCTTGAATAGGTTCTGGAATAGTATTATGGTGCAATAACATAATATCTAAGTTTTGATTAAATCTTAATTTAATTTGAGACTTAGAAGAGTTATTTACCACTCTATAAGTAATATCTACGATTTTATCAACTTGTGCATCACTAAACATGTGATCAATCACAAATGATTCTTCTTCTTTAAGATATTGATCTAATATTTTATCAGCTTGTTTTTGTGTAATGCTATAAGTTCTACCACCTTTAACCCAAGAAACTACAGATTTGATGTTATCTGATTTATCACCCATTAAAATCTTTTGAAAGATAAAATGATCACAATTAATTTCTTCTATTTCAATACCATTCTTTTTAATCCAATCCATAACGTCCATTCTCATTTTTTCTAAGAATGAAGTTTTACTAGCCAAATTAAAAAGTAAATCATCATCGTCTTCAGTTCTGTCGTCGATATCTGTGGCGATCATCTTATTAAAGCCTTCGAATACAATTAATTTCTTTTTGGTATTGTAGTACCATAAAGTGTAACCGTCTGTTGCTTTAGAGTAATCTACTAATTGAATTAAATCTCTATCACCTGTCCAAACAATACAGTTTTTACCATTGGCATTTAAATAAGTCGACCATGCAAATAAGATGTCGTCGGCTTCTGCGCCTGGAATCTGCTCCACGATCACACCTTGTTTAGCCAAAACAGTTTTAAACTCTTCGTATATTTGATATACGCCGTCCCAACAGACTGTCTCATTCTGCACTCTGGTGCCTTTGTATTCAGCTTCTGGAAAAAGGTCTTTACGCCATGACTTAGAATCTATTGCCAAGACAATACGATCCACGAATGGTTGCATTTTTCTAATTTCAGATGCGAAATCTATTGCCAATTTTCTCATAAATTGACCTTTGCTTTTATCGTCTTCTAGTAACTTTCCACTAGAAGGCTTAGGCATAACGAAAAGCCTACTATATATGAAGTAGTTTCCGTCAATTAGTAATGTGTGTTTGCCTAGTCTCATTTCTTCTTCGTTGTTATTGTA